TCGAAATCTCCGTCGAGATAGCTTCTGGCACCTCCGAAGTTGTAGTAGGCAGTTTGCTCATTTGCATAAGCAAGCTCAGCCATCGAACAACGAGCGAAGGGAGATGGAATCAGGTACGGGATCGAGAAACAGATTTCGGTGTCTCCACGGATGTCGACGACCTTCGTTGGGATGTTGGCGTAGTTCTGTACGTCGGTATTGGTGATGGAATGGCAGTAGGAACCAGGAATCCAGATTACACGCAGGCGAGCCGAGTGGAAATTGGAAGCCATGATTCGAATTCTGTAGTCCATGGAACCTCGCCAGTACCGGAACAGATTTGAGACGAAGGATGTGGAGTTGTAGAGCACTGTCATGTCAGAGACGGCGTCGCTGTTTTGGGAAGCAGCGGTACATACAGACATGACAGGGTGGACTGGGAAGGACAGCAAGGTGTTGTCTGAGCCAGAGAAAGGAGCATTCAATAGGTTTCCAGCATAGATGATCGAAGGACGGTTAATCAGGTTGCTAATCTGATCATCCGCCGACGAGTATCCCATGCTGTCGCCTATATGAGACACTCTGTTCGCTGGCTCAACGCTTAGGCAGGGAGATTGTTCTAAGCCGCTTCCATGTGTGATGTTGAACCAGTTCAGTTTCACGGGTTGCTGAGCTTCGATTGACGTTGGTTTGTCAAATCCGAAGATCTTTGCGACTCGGGAAACCGTTCCGGCGATACCACCAACAGTTCCAGCAATCGATCCGATGACGGGGATACGACTGAGGATGTTGGCAGCACCTTCGACATGGGAGGCGACGCCTGAGACAATTCCTTGCTGAGACTTGGAGAGTTGTTCTTGGGTTGGTTTGGGAGTGGAAGATGACATTGGTGAGGTGTTATGCAGCCAAGAAGAAGGGGCCCTGTTCTGAAGTAAAGGCACGATGATAGCAGGTCTTATGACTCGTAAGGATTTACGGCCAGCTATACACCACCATACCGCTTCTGTTTCTTTCTGCGAGAGCTACCTCTTCCACCACAATTAGGAGACTGCGAGAGCACGATTACACGGAATGTAGCCAGTCTGATGCTTGTGGATCCAGTAGTGCAGGATGGGGGAGGAAGAGGGTGAACCGTGATCCGAGGCGCTAACTCGGCGGGCGGCGGTGAGACTGAGAGGATTGATCCGGTGCGGGGGGGTCGGTGCAGGGGGGGTCGGTCAGAAGTGAGGCAGCTGAGAGCACAGCTTACTCGATGAACGTCTTTGAGAACAGCATTGGTGGGAGTTTGAGTACGGATTGGACAGGTTCGTCCCATCGCGTCAGAATCTCCTCGATGCATGCTTCCCAAGTACGGAAGGCGAAAGGTAGGCCATTCTTCATTGCCAGGTCTTGATAGTACAGGACGAAGTTGCTGTAGAAGTGTTCTCCATGCATGGAGGCTTCGAGGCAGGCTTCGTTCAGATTTTCAGAGGTGGCAGCGGTTGGATTCAGAGGATGGCGATACCAGCGGGGCATTTCGTAGATGACATCGGGTTCCAGAGCAGCAAACAGGTAGCTTCTTCCGCGAAATTCCGTTTCATTCGAGGTTCTCTTCAA